TGCCACTTACCATAACGGTTATAGCGTCTCGAATCATCGTGGACGCCTTTCGTTCCTTGGCAAGGGCTTTGACCTTGATAAATAATTCCTCAGGCAGATAGACTGAGTAAGGTACTAATTTCTTTTCCATGCTTCATATTCCTTTTGTATTTTGTCTAACCTCTTTCGGGCTTGCTCATCGGTCTTTAGTTCTGCCCTAGACTGCACCCCAAGGGCATCTCGCATCCAGTCGGTCGCTTCCTTTTCGTTCTTGGTGATGATCTGTGTGTCATCAAATAAGTAGTCCCAAAAGGTAGGCTCCCGGCATAGCAGACCAGCAATCCGAATGTACTTATTGCCGTCAAATTCCTGCGGATCCATCGGGGTCTCATCTGCACCTATGCGAACCATGACCACCTGATACCTAGCCCCCACAAAATGGCGCAATAAGTCCTCAGGTATATCGTCAGGGTGCAAAGACAGGGTAAGGACATAGCCAGTTTTATCCTGCTTCAGCGCAACCTTGACGGCCTCAAAGTTCATGGTCTTCATCTGACCCCCTTAGAAAGGCACGTCTTCGTCGGGAACTTCAGGCTCTTTGGGTTTGACGTATGGCTCGGACACTTGCACGTAAACACAATCCTTGCCATTGATCTTATGCTTCCATCCAGCGATCGATACCTTTACTGGGTCTTCGCTCTTGCTGATCAGCGCCTGAAGCAGGCTCTTCTCAATCATGAGATCACCCTTGATATCTGGGTGGTGGTCTGCCTTCTTGTAATCGTAAGGCCACATTTTGCCGGAGTTTGGTTTAGATATATAAGCCATTATTCTTCCTTAAATTTGTTTTTAACTTTGGTGAACTCTTCCATCAACTTCTTAAACCACTCAGGATCCCGTGACTTGGCCTCGTCAAACAAAGACTTGTTGGCCTTGAACACAGCCATGACATCCTGATCCTTCTCCGCAAAACCCAGTAGAGTCGTGGTCGATGCCCATACAGCATCAAACCAGTCAGGCTCATTGGCGTCTGGCTTCATAGTTATTTTGATACCCCAATCCTTTGGCGCATCCTCTACCTTTGGTTTGGGCTGAGGCTTAGGCTCGGGCTTGGGTTCGACCTTGGTGCTACCCGTCGTAGCATCGAGGGCGTCATGCTCAACGATCTCAAAGGCGGCCGTCCACAGATATCGGCGCAGATAGGTCTGCACAGCACCAAGGTTCTGAACATCATGGCAACCCTTGAGTTCAGCCTTAGACATGGGGGAGGTGAATACTATGCAGTCGTTGGTCTCGACATCGTAGATATTCAGGTAGGCCAAGTCATTGGTGTAGGACACCACGCCACACAGCCCAGCCTCATGGCAGATATTCTGAATCGCCGGGAGGAAATCCCCCAGTTCAAAGTATTCGTACCCCGCAAACTTATTCTTGCCGGACTTGGTTAACTTCGTGTTCTGAAGTATGACCCTAGCGGACTGTAACTTTTTATAAACGCTCACTCTGTACCTCCATTAATTTTTGTAAGTAATGGGCGGCCTTCTCCAAATCCTGCATTCCGCCCTTCTCCTTATACCTAGACACATACTTAACCACGCACCCCTCCAAGTACCCCAAGTTATTAGAAACAATGTAATCCCAAGGCTGGATCGCCTTGGTCTTGTAGTGGTCTCCACCCACCTGTTCTTCATTGGCTAGTCTTGGAATATCCATATTCCGAAGTTGCTCTAGCGTCATACGTTCTCCAAGTATTTGTCAGCCAATTCAACAGCCACTCGATAAACATCATCAGCAATATCTGAAATTAAATCTGAATCAAGTTTTGGATTTGAAGCCAATGCCAACATAAATTCATAGATCATTTCGGTTCTAGTTTTCATTTGCTCTCCTGATACTCGCGCCATTGCTGGCAACGATGGTTGACTGGGCAGAAAGTTTCACACCGAGTGCGACTGCCCGGACGCACCTCGATCTCGTAACCCTTACCGGCCTTCTCCAAGGCGGCATTGGCTTCTTCTTCAGACTCATGGACAGACTTAGCCCGGACACCGCCGGTCTTCTTGACCGCCCACATGGTTGGCTTTTCCCACATCTCATCAGGCGTACAGGGAGGCAGGTCGCCTTCGGTCTCCATTGCAAACTCACAGGCCGAGTGCTCATTGATCCGGCTACGGATAAAGGCAAGCCGCTCTTCCATCGGCCATAGTTTTATGGGGATCTCCTTGATCGGTGCCTCGGGGTATCCCTCACGATTAGCGGCGTCCCTGCGGCTCCAGTCACGGATGATGGCTACGATACCCACCGAGGTCACGGGCGTCTTCTTGACCGTCTCCACAAGCCACGCATAGATATTTAACTGGTACTCCCACTCGATCTTCTCGTTCATGACCGCCCATACGGAGGTGGTCTTGTAGTCACGGATATCAATCCCGGCCTCATTGACGATCTGTAGATCGATCGCCCCGGAGATCTTCCAGCCATCTACCTCGGCATGGAGGCGCTCCTCGACCCTGTGGTTGTCATCCTTGCCATGCTCTAAGACGCCGTGGACGGCCGTGCCAAAGATAGACCAGACCATCTCCGAGACATCCTGCTCGATCTCGTCATCAAACTTCTTGGTCAGGGCTACGATCTTGGGGCTGTTGATTAACTGTGTTACTGAGAGGTGCGCCTTGCCCTTGGAATAGGTAGGCCGGTGCAAAATGTTGACAAAGGTTTGCGGTATGTTGAACCGATTGGTAAGTTTCAAGTTTTTCTCCTAGCGATAGACAACTGAATTATCATGTAAAATAAATACCATGTCAACAGGTTGTACCCATTGAATGTCATCTGCTATAAAATCTCACTATAACACCTGTTACAGTGAGAATATTTAATAAAATCAATAACTTAGGAGAAAATTTCTTGCATATTCAACTGTTACTACCTTGGATACCTAGTGTTAACCACTACTGGGGGCAGGTAGGAAAAAGAAAATTTATTGGGAAAAAGGGCAAGGAATTTCGTATGGCTGTAGCGGAAGCAGCAGCCGATGCCAACGTCGAGGCGATCGAGGGTAGGCTGGCGATCCATGTGGCGCTCTTCCCCCCAGACAAAAGGAAGAGGGATATTGATAACGTCTTGAAGGCTTTGCTAGACGCCTTGGAGCACGCAGGCTGTTACGAAAACGACAGCCAGATTGATGAGTTACACGTCATACGCCAAGAGGTAAAGAAGGGCGGCGCCTGTACCGTCATCATCCTGCCTATAGATTAGCCATCTCCCTGAGGGCTTTTAGATCCACGTTCTGTAGGATCTCTATCTCTATGGCCTTGAGTTCCCTGATCTGCTCGGCCTTCTCTGAGGCAGACATCTGATCAGAGGCTGTGATCTGAGAGATTGCCCGACGAATATCGGTCAGGTTCTTGGTGATTCTATTGACCGCCTTAGCCATCCCAACACGAGTGAGGTTAGTCTCATCGGCCAAGAACTCCTCGATCTCATGGGGGCTGCGCTTCTTCAGATCGTTCAGGGTATTGACAGCCGTAGATACCTCGTCTCGTAGGACGTAGAAATCATTCTTCAGGGCAGTCTCGTACTCTTTGGATATAAACCCACTGGTACCCGGCAGCGCGGCAATAGCCTCTCTGGCCGACATAGCGGGTCTAGGAGCCTCAGGATCGCTGTGTAAGGCGAAGTTAGTCATGTACAGGGTCAGCCCTCCAACCGAGCCAAGCATCCCCCGTATCAGGTGATCTGCCGCGATCGGGGAGACCATTCCGGTTTGCCCAAATAACTTAGCCAACTCCGATGTGCTGTCGTTAAACTGCCGCTCAGTCTCAAGACCCTTCTGGTAAGTTCCAATCAGAGGACGGCCTTGGAAGAAATTGTAGTTAATTAAGACTTCAAATGCAGGTTTGATAGCCTGAGGCACCACGGTCGGGCTGAATAGGGCGTTACCCAAGGCAGCCTTCATGGAGTCCCTGAACTTACGGCCATCTGATGCCCCGTTGTCGGTCATGAGCATATATGTATGTTCAGTAATAATCTTCGGGATAGAGAAGATATCTGAACGGATTGGGATAGTTATACCTGTCCCGGGGATCATAAACAGGCGATCACGCATAACCGAGGGCTTATTCAGATAGTCTTCGTCATCCCCAATCAGCATGGCGTAGATCAGGGATAGAGCCATCACAGAGGCCGTAGTGGCCGCTAGAGTTCCAAGGGCTGCCTTGCGCTCAGTCGGGGATATACCTACCCCTGAAATCGTTCTATAGGCTACGTGCTGGGCTGCTAGGTAGGCGTTAAAGAACGGTATCACCTGACCCATTGCGGCCAAAGACTTGCTGCTTCCACGGTTGCGGAAGTTAATCAGGTTAAAGGCTTTCTCAATCGCCTCGGCGCGGCTTGTTCCTTGGGCTATGGATGCCTCATAGACGGCCTGACGAACGGCGTTATCTGAAGACATAGCAACGTGCTCAAGGAAAGACTTGACCTTGTTTAGTACCCCGGGGCGAGCCTTGAGTCCAGCATAGATCTCAGCATCCTCACGGGCGATCGCAGCCGTAAAGTCACGGATACCTACCACGCCAATCCGCTCCAACTCTTTGTGGGTCTGACTGCTCTTAAATAAAGTCTTGACAAACTCTTTGACCGTTCGGATAGGGATGGTCAGGGCAAATCTAGTCTTTAGGCCAGAGGAGAACCTGGCCGCAAAGGCGTCCTGAGGAACCTGCAATACAGAGAACAGGGGAT